CCCAGCAATCGGCAGATCTAATCCAGGAACCTCAACCGGACTTGTTCCCAATGCCATCGTCTCTAGGAATGATTTGACTTCACTTTCTCTTGCGACAGATCCTGGGTCAAGCGCCTTGGCTAAAGCCACTGCAAGGAAATACGGTTTTTGACGAAGGGCTGCGCTTCCTTCTGGATTTGATATTTCGTAATTGCCGTATTTCTTAACCATGTCCTCAAGCTCGTCTGCTAGCCTGTAGGCGTCGGTGGCATTCATCTCAAAAGCAACATCGGCAGCGGTCAATTCCTTGCCCTTGGCCTGGATGGACTTTTTCGCCATGTCGACCGTTTTCATCTTCATGTCCCTCTTGATCGGATCAGTTTCCAGCCCTGCCATTCTTTCGTATCTGGCAACTCTGTCCATCATGCCCTCAAGATAGTTATACTGGTCCTCTTCCGGTGTTCCGGATGGAACATTCAGGCTAGTTCCGGGAATTGTTGTTGTGCCAGTTGTCTCGTAAAGAGTCTGCATTAGCGCAGCCCTTCTTGCCGAGTCTGTGGTCTGCATTAATTCTTCTGCAGCCTTCTGGGCAGTATCTGCTGGATAGAGTTTCTGCTTCAGCATTTCAACGCGAAGTTGACGATCTTCATCTTCAACAGCCTGAGCCCTTTCTGCGTCCGCATAGTACTTCTCGCTCCAAGGCATTGTGACCAATGGTCTTTGAATTCTGTCTGCCATAATATTATCCTATCTTGCTGTCCATCCACTTCCGGATGATTGCTTTTATTTTGGGTTTGTTGCGTATTGACTTGGCAATTCTTTCTCCGTATTCGAGATAGAAGTTTCTCAAGTTGTCTGATGCCTTTGTGAACATCCACTCCCTAAATTCAAGCCACTTAGGATTGTCGGCACCGTAAACCTCCCGGGCCACCCAACATGCAAACACTCCGCTAGTTCCGGACATTCCACCGATACCCTTCAAGATATCTCCACCAGCGCTCAAGTAGTTTGGAATAGAATTCGCCACAGCAACGCGAGACAGCGCGTCGACGTAAGATCCGTACTTGTTTGCCTCCGCTGACTGCATGGTGTTGTAGATACTTCCAGCCTGTCCGGACATTGTGACAGGGATCGAAGGATCTGTGGCCGCGTAGAAGTTGAGAGGATTGCCCTGGGTCTGGAACGATCCTGGCATGGCCTGGTTTGCTTGGATGTATCCCTGGAACTGCGCGTTCTGCTGGCCGAGCCTTTGGTTTGCCAGGTTGTAAACAGAAGGGCCACCAGCAACGAATCCAGCCGCGGCGCCAAGTCTGCTCTGTTGGAGATTATCGCGGAGCAGAATGTCCCGAGCAGCGGCTGCGCCTGTAGTCTCCCCGGAGCCTAGGAACTGCTGTGCAGAGTTGAACCTGGCCAGCTTTCGAGCTTCTCCGGCTGCTCCAATCTGAGCTGCTTCCTGCACTGCTGGTCCAAGACCGAAAACGTTTCCACGCGCGGACTGCGCCGACCGGATCGCCTGTTCGTACCCACGACGCTCTTCCTGGCCGATTGTAGATCCAAGTCTCAACTGGTTGAGTGCTTCCTCCTCGATTGCGCTTCGGAGTTGCTCGGTCTGTGGGGTCGTTGTAGGACCAACAGGAGCTGTAGCCATTTCACGGTACTGGCGACCAAGTCCAACCGCGGCCTGGTACGACTCAGGATCGATCTGGCGGAGCTGATCACTGGCTCGTTCTTCCGGTAACTTTGCGTACTCACGGAACGACGTGATCTGCTTCAATCCTTCTGCATCATTGGCATTGATCGGAGTAAAGTTGTCGACCTGGCTTTGCGCCTCGGTGATTGCCTTCTGAACACTTTCAAGATCTGCATTAAGCTGATCGATCGACGCCCTCGCAACTGCTCGTTGAGGATCTTTGGCTGAGAATTGATCGTAAAGGTCTTGAGCTGTCTTCAGCCTGTTATTGATTCCAACAACCTGAGAATTTCCGTCCGCAACAATTCTGTTGAGCCTGTCCACCTTTGTCTTGTTAAAATCATTAATGATATCTTGGTCGGAAACCTGGAAATTCAGCTTGGTTGAAATGTCCGATCCTGCTCCCTGGTATCCACCCTGGTCGATTCCAAGGCCCTGATCGGTAGTCTGAGTCCTTGCTCCACCCGCGGTGAGCCCGGCAATCTGTTCCGCCAGGCTTCTACCCCTAGCCTCGTTGTTCAAGAATTCGTTTATCTTCGCGTCTACCGAGGCACTCCCGGCCTTCCTGGCTTCGTTCACGGCATTGATAAAAGAGTCCTGCTCCTTCGAAGAGTAAGAATTAAGATATTCGGAAAGCGACTGGGATTTCGTCCCGGCCCACATTTCGTTCCCGGTTGTTTTCTCCTCGAACTGAATGTCTCCGTTTTTGTCGGTGTAGTACTCTTTGTACGTAATCGTTCCGCGCTTCGGATCACTCTGCTGTGGATTAAAACTTGCTGCCATAATTAAATCTCTCCGGCTTGATACTTTCTTGTCGTCGCCTTCTTTGCCTCTTCGTTTCTAGCCATGACGTCTGCTATGTTTGTGGTGAAGTCTGGAGTGCCAATCGAAGGAGCGATCCCGGCAGTGTAATTAACAGGAGCAACTCCTCCTCCCATAGCAACGCGAGGATCGACCTCGGAGTACGGAGACTTTCCGTAAGTGCGCTCGAACTGGCTCGTCAGTTGCTTGCCCATGCCCTTGTTCAAGGCATATGCTTCCGGGCTATACTCGTACTGCCTACGGAGTGTTTCGAGCGTCCTTTGCGGTCCGTACTGGCGCTCTAATTGCAACGCAGTTTGAACCTGGGCCTGTTGATCGGCCGCTGACAATTGGCGCTCAAGTTGACGTTGTTCCGGCATGTACTTAATCCGTAGAGCATTTTCTAGGGCTGCGATATCCGGGGATTTTTCAATATACGTTTCCAGGGAAGACCTATAAAACAAGGAATTCGCCTGGGCCGATTTCATCGGATCGGGAGGCGGTGGAGGCGAAGGAATAGATGGCGCGCCACCCATTATCGTAGTGCCTTTCTCATAAACTTCATAAAATCATAACTCCTGGATACCCCGGAACGGTTAAACGTAATACTCTTGCGTATGCCAAAACGCTCCAACAGGAGCGACAACAGGCATCTCAAGGAGATAGCACCCTTTGAGGATATCGTCAAGTCTACGAATATGTTGTCTCCGTCCTCGTGGTGAACGTAGTGATCCGGCTTTTCTCCATCCCTTAGACACCTGGCGAGGGCCACCCCGACTATCTCGTCCGAGTCTCGGACTATGCCAACCAGGCCCTGTTTTTCAAACCAGTTAAACCAGTCAGATAGGTTGTGCCACATTCCTTCCGGGACTCCGGATAACTCGATGTACTCTATGGCCGTCATATCGATCTTTGTAGCTCAATTGTGTCAGGATTGGCGGCCGCGGTTATTTGCCGAATCGCTAGCCTGTTTCCTGTGGCTGCAATCTTTATATTCAAGAGTCTCCACTTTTCGTACTTCCGCAGATCCCCGGCGTACCTCTTTTTGACGGATTTGGTAAGAACCGCAGGAAGCACAAATGGAATCACAAGGGATGAATTTGAAACGTCAACATTTGACACAAGGCTATTGTATCCAACGTCGACGTCTCTCTGCATCGAGATCGTGACGTCGGTTGCAAATGAGTTGTCGAATATGACTTCGAAGTGGCTCCCATATTTCAGAGAAAACGGATCTCCAAAATTAAAGTCCTTTGTAATCACGTAAGACGGATACGTTGAGCCAGCATCCTTGTAGTCGTCCAGCGTCGCCGCAGTAGGAGTTTTGTATCCGGCGTACTGCTCAATGACTCCGTTTGTCTTTTTGAACATTGCGCGAGATCCAGCGTTGTTAAAGTTTGTGAGAGTAAATTGTAGTACCTGAGGACTCCAGGTTCCCTCGAATGCGTTTAGAGCTGTATTGTACACCAGGATCGTGTTGTTAATGTCGCTCGCCCCGGTTGGAATCGCCAGGAAATATCTGTTGTCGTAATAAATTGCTGTGGCAACGGAGATCGCCCCGGTATTGATGCTTTGAATGACATCCTTGACAACTTCCGATACCGGGATTCCAACCGAACTGAAATCATCTGCAACGGACCGCACGAGCGACCTGATTCCGTTGTCGGACAAGAATAGGATATCACTTGCTACCTGGACTGCTGTTGCCCCAGCAACGCACCCGGTGTTGTTCGATATGATTGATATAACCCAATCGGCCGCTGACGTGGCGTCCGGAGGAATGTCAATTTGGAATACCCTGCGCTTCTTAAAAACAATTAGCCTATTTTTATAGTGAGGAACGACCGCGGTGATCTCGTCTCCGTCGTCTCCGTTTACAACTATGCTATTCGCAGAGTCCCAAACGTTTTCGTCAAGAATGTCGGAGGCATAAAGAGTGTTTCTGTACGCACCAGATCCGACACCAAAAAGCCTGTTTTCAGCATTAATAAGAATTCTCAATGCCTGAGGAGGTGCGCTTACGGTTGCCGTTGCAGTTGCCCCTTGCCCATCTCCAATAATTGTTACTGCCGGGGCTTTTGAATATCCAGATCCTCCATCCACAACAACAACAGCAGTTACGGCTCCTCCGGCCACGGTCGTTGTTATCTGAGGTGATGTTCCGCCCCAATCTGGACCAGTTACAACGGCTGTTGCCCTGGTGTAGTTGCTCCCGGCTGTTTGGACTGTGATTGCGCGCAGCTTCCCTCCCTGTCTTGTGACCGAAACTCCATCCCAATAGTGTAAATCTCCGTCTCCGTCGGCCAGGAACATCTTGTCCCTAAACTGAGCAAATTGAACTGCCACACTCTGCGAGATGCTGTACCCATCGTTCCATCTTTGTTGTTCGCTTCCAAATGCCCTGGCAACCTGAATCCATGTTTCGTTGGAAGGATGAATGGTTGCTGTCCCATTTGCTCCGATCGTGTAAAACCTTCCGCTCGATACAGTCGTGATTTGCTGATAGTTCGATGTTTCGAAGTAGCGCATTCCGCCGACTGAGTTTGTCCCAGTAGTCGCCCCGGTTGAGAATGTTGTAGTACCGAGCCTTGTCTCCAGGTTTCCCTTTGGCGACAGCGTCATGTTGTACATCTGCTGAACCTGGTTTTCTGCAAGAAGATCAGATTGCAGACCGCTCGCCTGGCCCCCGACAAAGTTCCTGATGCCGTCAAAGGACAGGACGTCGTCTAAATTGTCCTGGAAGTATGGCATAGGTTAAACCGCGATATCTGTGATGCTGTACTCTCCAAGACCGGAAGGAGTGATTACCTTTATTCCGCCAACCTGGCTCATTTCGTACTGCGCCATCTGCGCCAGGTCAGCATTTGCGGTCGACACAACGGCCTGTGCTTTTGCGTACTGACGCTCCCGCTCCAACGCGTCTGCGTGAGTGAGTGCAAGCACGACATGCATGACGTGAGGAAGTCGGAGCTCGTCATCTAGGGCCGCCTGGCTAGGTGGAAAATCAACCGTGTTGTTGCTCCTTGTGACGCATGCCAGCTTTTCGATCACCTTGAGAACCGTTGTACTGGAAGTATTGAGAATAGGGTAAAGATCGATCTGGGCTGTTCCGGATGTATTACGACCCTTGAAATAATATTGGGTCGGAGTTCCGGTCCTGTCCGAATCGAGAAGATCGGCGTCCTGACTAATAATTGTCTGCAAGTCTACCGACAGAAGCTCGCTGTCTCCATACGCAACGGAAAGAGGATTCTCAACGAGCGAACCTAGCGTGATTGTCCTGGTCGAAGTTGAAACAGAGTATGTGGAGTTTGTTACGGTCTCTCTCCACGGAGCAAAGTTCCAGACCCTGCGATAATTAATGCTGGCAGATTTCCCAAGAAAAGAGAGCGTGTCGGAGTCGGTCTTCCCAACCTTCTCCCCGGCGAATTGGGCGATTTCGTTTAGAGTCATTGCTGGACTCAGTTAAGAATCGATGGCCAGACTGATTTGATTTCTTCTGATGTATTTCCTGGAATTTCAGTGTTTGTCACGTCGCGAAGAGCTTGCTTTTTAGCTCCGATATCAGCTTGCTTATCAAATTGTCCAAGCTCGATTGCCTTCATGAATTCAACATCCAATGCCTCAAGTTTTGGCTTACGTGCTTCGCGCCACTTGTTTTTCCAGATTGCCTTGGCCTTATCAGAATTGAATTTCAATCCTCCGTTTACCTCAAGTGCCATTGCAAAATCAAAGTCTACCGGGAACTGCGAGTTATCAATTACTACGCACTCAACTCCGCTGGGTATGTTCGCAGATATAAACTCTTCTATTTTGGAGTCATTCTCAAGAATTGGATTGATAATCCTAATTGATGATCCGTTATTATGGATGATAATTTTAGCCATGCTATACTCCAAATGCGATGACAGAAATGTAGTCTAGGTCAGCTTTGATTGGACCAGCAGTTTGTGTCAAAACTGTTACTGACGAAGAAGAGGAAAGATACGAATTTATTGTATAATTATAATTTGTTGAAAGTCCACCAGATGCAGACCATCCCATTCCTGTTCCTATTGATGTGTTAAAGTTAACTGTATAATCTCCTGTATTGTTTCTTGCAACAGATGCAATCCCAAATGAACTCCTTACAGCAAGAGTCGGAGTTCCGTTGAAGTTGACCCACCCTTTTGCAACCCTGCTCGAAACATTCGTTGACTCGCTTGTGCTTGTTGATAGAGCTCCAAAGTATACGCTGTTTGTACCGATTGATCCACCAACAGCGGATGTACTGACAGTGGTGACGCGACCCTTTGTGTCTAGCGTCACGATCGGGTATGCTGTTGAATTTCCATACGTCCCGGCCGCAACTCCTGACGTTCCTAGTGTTCCTGTTCCCTGACTAATAGTAAAGTCTCCGGCCAGCGTAGTGGAAAGGTTTGCAATCGTCCCGGTCGTGCTGTTAAGAGTTGCAATTGTTCCGGCTGTTGAAGTCAGCGCTCCGCCAAAAGTACCTCCGGTAATGCTGGCCGTCGTGGAGTTCAGTGTCCCGATCGTCCCTGACGTCGCGATCACTGACGTGGAGTTCGTCGTCCCGGAAGATAGGTTTGTGATTGTGCCAAGGGTCGAGGTCGTTGTCCCTGCAGTAAGGTTTGGAATTGTTCCGGTGGTAATCGTCCCTGTCGTGCTGATCGTTCGGTTTGCCGATACTGTTCCAACACTCAGAACGTTCGACAAGTTCATGTTTGCGTATGTCCCGGAGGACAACGAACTATTCAAAAGATTCTGGACTGAAATTCTGCTTGGAGCAATTGCTGCGTCTACGTTTATTGGCGCAATCAGCATTTCGTCAGCAGTGCTCGCCGTCGTGACGAGATCCTGGTTTTTGATGATAGCAGAATTTACCAGGGTATCTTTGATAAGATTGTTCAGGTTGTCCGCCGTGACTGTTCCGCCTGTTACAAAGTCAACTTGAAGATCTAGAATGTCTGCCATATTAGGTTGTAAACCTCATTGCGGTTGCGTATAGCGTTCCTGCGGGAGTTGTGCCGTGGGAAACTATATCTGTATTAAGTATTACATATCGAATCGTATCTGCCGATTCAACCCTAAACGAAGGAATGAGCCTTTGAGCCAAGGTAGCGTTTGTTCCTGTACTTGAGCCAATTGATGTAAGCCCACCAAAGACGATGTCTCCCAAGGCTGCGCCTGTTACCGCAAATGTTCCTGTTGTAACATTTGATCCCGCTGTAGCCGAGTCTAGGTCTTGGAATGTAGAACCAGTAAACGCTGCCGTGCCATAACTGACTACAGTTAGCCTCGGACCACTTGCTCCAACTTGAAGCGTTCCAACCGTTGTAAGCCCGGTATTATTGATCGTTGTTGATGCAATCGTGCCAAGCGTGTTTGTGCCTGTGGAGGAGGTGAACCCTGTCGCAAAGGTTGTCGCCCCAATGACAGTCGGAATAGTTGCCGTGCTGATCGTGGCGCTCCCGGCTGACAGTGTTCCAATCGTAGTCGTCCCGGTTGACATGGTGACGTTAGTCCCGAATGTTACCGGGCCAAACTGGAGCGGGATTGTGGCAGTACTAATAGTCGCAGTGCTGATGCTGGCAGTAGCGATCGTTGTTGTGCCTGTGGAAAGAGTAGTGTTGGATCCAAACGTGACCGGGCCCAGGAGCGTGGAGGCGCCATCCACCGCAAGCGTCCCGGTGCTCTTGACCCCTGTGGTGCATATCTGAAGGGCCGAAATTCCTGCCTCGTCTCCACTGGAAACAGCCCGGAGTGTTCCGTCCACAATGTTGCTACCATAAGTCTTTAGTAGCTGACTGTAGCTTGTGCTGATTAGTTGTGTGCCAAGTGTTGCCATTAGTGGTTCATCCTGTTTTTGACCAGGTCCCAGGCAACGGAAAATAGTAGCCCGGCGACCCCAGCAATTGCAAAGGCCCTAGAACGGAGGTGTTCTAGGGCAGAAACTCTATTTACCACATCCGCGTAGTTTGACAAGCTGGTCTCAACCATTTTGTACAATTGGACCTGACGCTCTTCCATCCGGGCCAGCTTGACCTCTATGCTCCACACCTGGTCTTCACTCATTGCGAGACTCCAGGTACTTGAGACTTACCGCAAGATGTACGACCGCACCGACGACCTCGTCCCGGTCCCTGCCGTCTGCCACCATCCTTTTGATCGATCTGTTGACTGACAGAAGATGCTTTACTGCACCGATATACCTCGTCCCCCTTGCAAGCCTGTTGTTGTCCTCGGCACACTTCAGTGCCTCCTTGAAACAGGCGTAATCTTTTGCCGTCAGCAATAAACGCAAACCCAGGATTGTGATCCATGTGGCGATGCGTTTCATTTGACATTACCAGCGTCTTCAGCCGCGCCCATAGTCGGTACATTGGGATATTTTGTGTGGGGCATAGCATTATTATCCGCTGGCTTGGGCGAGCAGGAGCAGAGCAGAAGAG